GCTGCTGAAGTAGTGAGTCTCTCCGCTATGTGCATGACAGACATGCGTCCAAGTACCACTGATATGCTCCATAAACTCCTCACAGAGTTGATTAGCGAGCAAGATGCGTGGAGCAACAACAACAATCGTTTGACCTTGTGCAGCACGATGCAGAGCATCTGCGATCATGATGTATGTTTTACCACCGCCAGTGGGGATGATCACCTGCCCACAGTCGTGCTCTTGCATGGCATCGAAGGCGCGTTGCTGGTGGGGACGAAGTTGCATTGAATGGCGTTCCTTTGACTCTCTTAATATACATGATTTTGGTGCCCTGTGGGGCGTCTGTGTGCCACTACAAGGGGTGTCACATCCAAAGTAACTCTAACCCTGTCCGTTTTATCTGCATCGCTGTTAACGGACGTGTGGAGTTAATGTCAACAACTGCACCTATCTTAGTTGAGTTGATGGGGGCATAGTAAGTGCTCTCAGTGCCTCTCTTCTTTGTTGTCGTTCTTTTGCAAAATCCCCAAATTGTGCTAACTCTAGCGCCATTATTGTAACTGTAACTGTTAAGATTGTCACACCAGATACTAATAGTATTTGCCCTAAAGTGAGCGGTTCTGTATCGAAATCCTTTTGGTGCTTCATGAATAAAATCGGGAGGAAGTTCTGTCATCAATATGTAATAACAAGATGATCACGATTGAGAACTTGTTCCTCACTGTCAGTGTAATCTGTCATGTAAGCAGGAGTAAACTCATCATCTCTGATGCTATACAGCGTCACAGTTTGTTGCAGAGTTTCTTTTGAGCAGCACTGAAGTTGCTCAAGAAGTTGAAGATAAGTCATTTTTTTGTGTTTAAGTTCTGACCATGGAAGGAGACCCCAAGACATTAGTTTGGTAGCAATTTAGTAGATGAGATGATTAACAGAAATGCGAGCATGATTACAACATCCCACGATTTAGTTCGGATGAAGAATGGCACGGAGATAGCATCACCAACAAACTGCATAATCACCCCTAATGATATGTTAACATGTAGGATGATGAAATATGCAGTGACCACAAGAAATGATCCTATGACTCTACCAACTGTGTCAATCTTCATCAAAAAGGGTTGCTCCATGACTCATACTTTTTCATGGTGATGTAACCCTCACGGCAAAGTTCATCAGTAAAGATGCCCCATGCCTCACGTTTTGCGACCTTATCTGTTGATCCACTTGCCTTCCAGTTGTAACGGAACTGATCCAGTGCTTGTGCTTTGGTGGTGGTTCGCATCGGTTGAATCCCTTTGACTCTCTTAATATACATGATTTTGGTGCCCTGTGGGGGTTTAGTGGACAGTTTGACCAACTGTCACATGAACAGGTCAGTGAGAGGATTTCTCAGCGATCCGATACGGGTTTGTGCTTCATTAAAATATTTCTCATCCATCTCGATTCCAACGAAGTTTCTATCTGTATTGACACATGCAACGCCTGTTGTACCACTACCCATGGTATTATCCAGCACTGTGTCACCTTTATGAGTATATGTTTTGATCAAATACTCCATTAGTGGCACAGGTTTCTGCGTTGGATGTAAACCCTTCTCTTGCTTGTATTTTAAGACGGTCTTAGGGTAGCGAGACCCCTCGGGGTTGTCCCGATGCTTAGATTGTGCTTCTCCATAAACTTCGCCAATCTTTGCTGTATCAGACTTAAACCCACTATACGGAGTTGAATACCACATTTGAGGGTTATATGTTGGTTTCTTTCTATAAAATACCAGGATGTTTTCATGACTCTTAAGAGGCATAACTTTGGCATTCATGGGGTTAGTTCCCTGCGGTTTCTCCCATATCCATTCATACTTTAGGTTCTTGATATTTGAAGCAGCAAGAATTGCAGTGAAAGGTTGTGCAGCAGTGAATACCATTGCCGCATTTTCTTTACAGATTCTGTTGTACTGCTCCCACAACTTGTCTAGAGGGATAATACTATCCCACTTGCAGGCAGTTGTACCGTAGGGCAAATCTACCAGCAGCATGTCGATGCTATCATCTGCAATCGTAGGCAGAAGATCTAAACAATCACCCAGTAATAAATTCACCATTCAGCAATATTCTTCACGAAGTCACATTCTAGCAGAGCAGCAACATTTGTGCAAATGTAGTCATCGTTGCCAACTTTCTTACCACCTTGCTGCACATTGAAATAGCACTTATCACTCTTCAAGTGTGCTTCAAAGTCTGCTTTGGTGATGAACACAATGCGAGCATCTTTCTCATCAGGGTTGATACCACAGAAGATAAGACGCTCCCAATCTTTACCTACAGAGACATGATTGATGATGAACTTATCAACAGTCACGCCACCTTTCTTGTTACGAGTAGCAAGAGCAAACTTAATCTCTGTCAGTATTTTACTAATAACGCGATCATGTCCCGCTGTAGATGTTACAGCACGTTCAACGTTGTGTCCAAGATTATTCATCAACTGAGACACAAATCGTTCACCTAACTCACCCTTTTGCTTAGGTGAAAGAAATACATAACCCTCAAAGTTTGTGCCCTTCCAAGGATCTTGGAGGTTGCTATCAATGTAATCACGGAGAGAACCATCAGCAAAGATAGAGTCAAACATGGGTGGGGTGGGTTCCTTTGATACTATTATAATACATGAAAAAAGCGCCCCTGTCAAGGGCGCTGCTCCAGTTCGTTGACTGTCACATGAGGTTGATCATACCATCGGCAAACTCATCAGCGAGTTCAGGGAAGCACAACCAACTAGGATTTACAGCATCACAATCTTCAAACATTGCTTTATAACCTCGACCCATATCTTTGATCACTGCGTAAACCTTTTCTCTGAATTGTTCACGTCGTGCTTGTGCATTTTCTGGAGTCAGTTTTGAGTTAATATCTGTTGCAAATGCAACGACAATGGGGGCATTACTTCTTTGCGTCAAGAGACAAATGTCATGGGCAACAATAACAGCGTTTCGTGCAATTGCTTGAGTGAGAATAACTCGCACACCTTTTTTAGTAAGATAATCTAGATTATCACCAGAATCTTCAATCCAGTCAATCTTATGTTCTGAAATATAGTTCTTCATCTCGGCAGAAGAATATTGCTTACGATCAACAGTAACATCAGGATCATGTTGAATGATACGAAGAACAGCATTAACACTTCTCCGATCATAATTATAAGACTTAATCTCTTCAATCAAGATACTATTGACCTCACACTCTTCTACATTGTTAATCTTCGCGAATAACTCAGAGTTTGGATTCTTATATGAACGAAGAATTGCCGCAGCAGTATCACGATCAGTTCGCGATTTTGCACTATACTTACTACGATTTAATTCAGCACAAGCAAATTTATAGATGTCATCAATATTCATATCTACCAACCAACTGATGATATTTTCTTGATTGGCATCAGCAGCAGCACGATATCGATGAGTTCCATCAAGAATGCCCCAAATAACTTTAATACCTTGATTGTTTACATATTGATACTCTTTAGGCAGACGAAACAGAACTATCGTGTTAGCAGCAGTATTCCAATCAGTGTTGAAAATGTCATTGAGAATTGCATCTTTGTGTCCAATATCAATGTTATGATCTGCACGAACTTGAAACCCCTTAGGTAATACTTCACCAGTCTTATTGTTGGTGATTTCTTTACCAGCAGGATGCACAGTGCGAATGTCAACCAACTGTAGTTGATTGTCAATCATTGCTCCCTTATATTTTACAATAATTTTACTAATATCTTGCTTACAATCCTCACGACAACGATTCAACATATCGCTATTGAATAGCAGGTTCTCATTGATAACGTGCTGCTCATCTTGCACACCGAAGATCTCATCGAGAGTGCTGTAGTCTTGGATCATGTTAGGAGTTGTCATTTGATTAGATTGATTGGATTGGATTGGTTAGATTGATTAGATTTACATTGGGATTACGTCCCAACCTTGACCCTCTGGCACCACATTTTCAATAACATGTTGCACAGAATCAAGACCGAAGACGATTACTTGTTGTTGTGAATAGAATCCATTTTTTGATTTGGGTCTAGTCCAACAAACTTTGTAACGATTGTTGCTGTTCATTCAATCTCTGCAAGAACATCATAGATTGCATCTTGTTCAGTGCCAATCACTGAAGAAATCCATTCATCTTCTTGAACTTGAACCTGATCATTCTCGTCCCAAGAAACCTTGAAATCTTCATCGTACATACTGACCGAATCCATTGTTTTGTGAGGTGATTGATGATTGTTTCCAGTCTTTCAACTGGCGACGTTTTGCCTTGAGTCTGTGCAGTTCTTCGTCAGAATACCTGACTTCTCCATTTTCGCCTTTCTTGATGACTTTGTTCAATAGGCGGATTTCTTTCTCCAACATAATTAGTATAGCGTAAAGGGGAGTGGTGTGAAGGGGTCTTGTGTAGGTTTGTCAACCGTCACATGATGAGTTTTTTAGTGGGAGTTACAATTCGATTGAACATATTATTATATTGTTCCTCCAATTCAGGAGAAAGTTTTGTAATAAACATCACAAATGATTTGGCAATAGTAACATCCTTTTCATTTGGATCTTGTAGTGGTGCAAATGGAACAAATCCAAGTTGTGTGCCTTCTTGATTGGCAGGGACAGCAACAATAGCATCACTAATGGTGATACTAGCAGCAGTCTCTTCAGTTAAATCAGCAACAACATTTTCGCCACTAATAAAACGAATAAATTTCACGGTCATTTGTATAATTCTGCTAGGTGTAATTTGTCTACGATGTCTTGAAGTTCTTTCATTTTGTCAAGATAGATGTCTTCAGGAATTAGTTTATCACGATAAAATCTTTTTTGCAAGTCTGAAACATACAAAATTAATGCGTTCTTAACAATGATCTTTTCATTCTTATCAAGGATTGCGGAATGAAGACCAATCACAGTTCATCTCTTCGTATGGTTTTCAGATAATCAAGAACATATGAACGAATATACATCAGTTCATGAAAACATTCTTGATTGTGAGCACATTGTCTCAACTTAGGGTCGGGTTTCAATACAGATTCTAGAAAAAGATCTAGACCACGATTGAATTTTACATCTTGAGATTCTTTGTCAAAGGTCATTTGATTTAGCATTGAAGGGTGTAATAAACTGAATCTTTAATACCATCCACTATCATCATCACTTTGTTTGAATTTTCTCTTTTTGTTACCTTTTTGAAAGTCATCATCATAGTTGCTATCATCGCCCCATGATCGATTAGTTCCTCCTTTTGCTCGCTTATCACGGATAGATTTGCCAGGAGAATAGTAACCTCGTTCGCTACCACCACGCCGAAAAGTCTTGCCCATTGTCTTAATGTAGGAATGCTAATAAACTACTAATATATGTATTAAGATTTAGTTGTCAACATCTCGGTAAAGTGAGGTAAGTTCATCATTTTCTGGAAGACGGTATACTTGAGTGCGAAGTTCTTCAAAACAATACCCAACACCTTTCAAAAAGTCTTCTGTTTTATCAACAACATCATTCAACATCGTTGCTTCAAATTCTTTAGTTGTTACAGTTTGGTCCTCATCGGTACAGATGAGAGTGAATTGAGGCATGATTGTCCTTTGGATACCTTCATATTATAGCATAAAAAAAGGGGGTGCAACACCCCCTGTGACACTTACTTAAACTGGCACATCAAGGGATAAACTGAGGGTTATCTGAGTACCCCATTAAATATACCAACTCTTGAGGTCTGGAAGCACCATTAGTCCAACCTCCACCACCTTGTCCCGCAGCAGATATTCTTTGGGAATTTGAATTAGAGTGGAAGTCAGCACCCCAGACGCTCCACATTGTTTCTGGTGGGTTAGTACCTCGCCAAGAATCCATCTTACCATTGGATAGGTTACCATCATAGGCAACTAATGTTTGAGAGTCATCATCTGAGGCATGGTTAATACCCCAGACCATAAATTTATTGGCAACAGAACCATTATTACAACGATAGTTACCACTACCTGTATAACGGTTTCCCGTTGTTGGGTGACCAGAACCAACAATACCAGTTCCTGGATTGCCTTGGTTATAGTTTTGTCCTGCTCTATTGCTTTGACTATTACCAATATCAATTTGTCTCAGGATTTGATACATGCTCTGAGAT